AATCAAGTATGGGTTCCTAAATCTTTAGGTAGTTGGACTGAACGGCCGCCTCGTCCACTGCCCGATATCGTAGCAACCGTACCTGAATGGTTCGCTAAGAAAGAAGGATTAATTTAATGACAGATAACATGACCGACGCGCAAGACCTCCCGGATACGGTGCTGGATATTGTCGAGCGCCTGCGGGATCGCGACGCTATCGTGATGAGCGGCTTGTTCCATGCCGTTCCGACGATGCAAGAGGCGGCCGACGAGATCGAACGTCTCCGCCGCTCTCCTGTGCGTGCGGATAGGGATGCGGTGCTGGAGGTGCTGGAGAAGCTGTGGCTCTGGCGCGACGGTGAAGGCCGCTTCCTAGCCTTCCGCAGCCTGTTCCCGACGATGCCTGACTGCGGCGACCCAGCGGTGCTTGGGCAGCCGTGCGGCTACGCCATCTTCCATCCAATGACGCTCGCAGAAGCGCAGGCTGCATCGCGTGAACACAAGGCGGAAGGTAGCAACCCCAGGTCCACGAGCGTAAAGGAAATTTAGACTATGCCTAGAACTAAATCATACATGACACAGCACAGACCTATTTGTGCCGTGCTTGAAGAAATAGGCAACATCGCTACAAGTGACGGACGACACGACATATTAGAATTAGTAGAAGAAGCAATCCAATACGCCAAACGTATGGATGCTAAACTTGTAGAGATTAGAAACAAGGAGAATGAAGATGGCTAAGATGGGAGAAGGTGAATACTACTACTATCTACCTATTACGAGTAGAGATAGTTACTACATCGCACGCCGTGACGCACCGCATCCCAACTTTACTGTGATCGCAAGTGGAGTATCGCAAGACAATGCATCATTGATTGTTGATGCACTCAATCACTGGCATACTGTTCCCGGTATCGAGAATGGCAAGACGTAATCAACTCTCCGATATCTTCACTCGCTACGATCTAACTGGCGGACTCAACGACGGCAAGATACACAATGAACTGTGCTGGCCCTGGAAGACCGACAAGTACGCACTGAACGGTAAAGGCATTGCAGTCTTCAGCTACGAAGGCAAGTCTCATTACGGCCATCGTGTGATCTACCATGTAACGCATCCTAATGAATTCAAACTAGATGATCCACGCTTGATACGTCACGTAGTTTGCAACAACAATCTATGTGGCAACTACAATCACATGAAACCCGGCACCCACCAAGACAACATGAATGATGCGGTAGAAAGTGGTCGTTTTGGTTTGACACAGGACGAGATTGATGCTATAATAGGGCTTCTAACGGAGACGGACTTGACGCATCAACGCATTGCAGAGCGTGTGTCGTACAAATTCGGTCGTAAGATTGGACGTTCTACTGTTACTGATATTAACACTAATCGTAGAAACGAAAGACGAAAGGAATTGAAAGATGGTTGATCTTGGACAGCTACAGAAGAACCTTACTAAGTCTAAGCGTGATGCTAAGACTAAGGCTGCTGCCGCCAAGCGTGCGTGGGAAGCGTATCGTCGCGCCAAGTCTCTAGCAGTGATTGCTAAGGATGACGTAGAGTATCACGCGGACGAACTTACTCGCGCTACGTATGAGTTGACTGTCGCGTAGAGTCAGACACGACCTACTAAATATCCGTGCATACCTGCTATGCACACATAGAGTAGTATAAATCGTTGACACTGCACTCGAAAGGTATAGACATGAGTAAGGCAATTCAAATCAAAGTAGTAGAAGCACTAGACAAGATTGGCAAGAGTAACGGTACTGCGTTGCCTCTTGCTGATCCGCCTTCCGATCTTAAGACTAATGAAGAAATCAATGCCTTCCACGACGAACGTGCTGCATCTTTTGAGCTACTAATCGCACAACAAATCTCATCTTACGCAGAGAAGCGTGTAGACAAGGCGAAGGATAATGTCAGAAAGCAATTCAGTGAAATCATCGACGCGATTAAGCCCGGCAGTAGTAATACAATTGTCCGTGGCAACACTGCTCTCAACGTTGAAGTACGCAATCCGCCTGCACGACTAGACAAAGCACTACTTACTACTGCAATGGCGAAACGTGGCATCAACATGACGGACATTGAAGCAATCTTGAGCGAAGGAAGCGCAAGCAGCAAGGCACCGACGTATTTCAAGCCTAGCATTGTAGCGTAACGTAAGGAATGACAAAGGACAGGCGGCGTAGAGAACGGTTACTTCTGGCATTGAACTGTACCGTACTCGACACTCTTCCCCTGTCACTAATATTGATGGATTCAGTGAGGCAGTGCTGAAATTCATCGTTGAATATGAACAACAGAATACGATGTAGCTCCCTCCTAAAAACGGCGCCGGTGGCCGTCGCGTATCGACAAGTATTCTGCCGATGTAAGTCCATTGGTTCCAACACTGTGAGGCTACATCGTAAGGCACCTTGCGCCTAACGGAACAGTGAAGAATGCAGCCACCACTTAACTACAGCACGGAGGAAGTAATTTGAGTGATACGAGTAACGTGATTAAATTCGGCAGCATACCTCCTAAGACTTTCAAGGTACGTCACAAGGGACTGCACGGCGTAGTAACGTTCGACGTTGATACTAAGAAGTGGCATTGGAAAGTAACGATGCAGATTCCAATGGTACAGCAAGGCGAAGAAGAGTCACAAGAGAAAGCAACACTTGCTCTAAAGCGTGTGCTAGACACCGCAGCAACGGCAGGTAAAAATGTCAGAACTACCGACTAAGACTAAAGCGAAAGACACACCTACTCACCGCTACGACTTAATGCAGATGCGCGTAGATGAGATTCAAGGACTAGTCACAGTCCTACAACATCGCCGTACGCTTCACATAACCAAGCAAAAACAAATCATTGGCAACTCACGCATAGCCGATGCGAAGCGACTCGATGCCTCCATTGAAAAGACACTGAACAAACTAGAAAAACTTATCGAACGAATGAAAAAAGACGATGCTGCTATCGTCAAACTACTCAACGAATCTCGTGGTCTATTACTAGACGCGAGTGATGGTACTTTAGTATTGGAGAGGACGGATGGAATCACTCAAAGCTCGTGAAATTCAAGCGAAGCTTCAACACAATACTGATCCTAAGCTAGTTAACATCATTTGTGCATTGGCCGAGCGTGACGATACACTTACGAAACAGAACCTTGCAATGGCAGAAGCATACGACCGACTCGTCAACATGTTTGCAACTGTACTCGCAGGCGTAAAGGGAATGCATTCAGACGCAGAGAGTTTGAAGAAACGTCTCGGCCTCGACAGTGCAGCAGATACAGTCAAGTCATTTGAATCTACAGACGATCAGAGTAACGCAACTAACTTCATGGAAGGTAAAGACAGACCATGAAGCTAGAATATGCAGGACACACACTAGAACTAATCAGCATTGAGGAAGCGAGGAAGCATGTTGCTACAGGAATTGTCTGTTACGATTTCACCAAATTCACAGCCGTCAATACATGCCCTACTTTCGGAGTTTTACGCTACGCTCTCCACAGAACAGAAACAAGTAGCACACGCTCTATGGCTATTGATGCAGGCAAAGCATGTCACGATTACTTCGCAGCACTTAGAGTATGGCAGTTGCGAAATGACAATAAAGACAGAGCCGAGAACTTAACAAAGATCGGACTACACGCAACTAAACTCTTCGGAAGCGTAAGACTTGCTGAAATGCTATCAGCGCCACAGGACGCACCTGATGCCTTCTCCAACGCAATCAATTTCTGTTTGCCCGCGCTGCACACATCTGGGTTTTACGACAGCCCAACAGATCGTCGTAGAACTATGGCTAATCTTGAGCAATCGTGTCTCAGTTACACTTCCCGTTATCTCATGTCAGAAATGCCGGTCATCTTGGAAGATAACTTGGTTGGTGTTGAACTCCCGTTTTGTATTCTATTTAGAGAAATCAAATCGAACAGACCCAGATTTATATACACTGGCCGTATCGACGGACTCCATAGCTATAACAATATTCCACACATTGCGGAGAACAAGACAGCCTTCCGTCTCGATGATGTCTGGAGAATGATGTTTCATACATCGAACCAAGTTACAGGATACATGGTCGCTGCAACACTCATGCTACAGAAAGAAGTAACAGACGGCTTCGTAATGGGAACACAAATCCCACAACCTAAGAGCATGACAGATGGAGTCGCATTCGAGCAAGTATCACGTAACGCAAGTGACTTTGAACGATGGGTAGAATGGTCATTGCACAGCATTGATCTATACGAGAGATTCATTACTAGACCTACAGAAGCGCCTCGCTACACACACTCATGTAATAGATATTTTCACGCTTGCCAATTCATACCTTTTTGTGCCATGCCGCGAGAAGAACAAGCTGATCTGATTGAAGCTATGGCTATCGAAGAGTGGGACCCTCTTTCACATGTTGGAGAGATTGCAGATCAATCACAAGGCGGTGCGTGATGCCATTTCAATTAGGCGAACAAGCCAGACTCAGACACGGACATGCAAAGCGAGGACAAGTAACTAAGACACACATATCATGGCAATGTATGTTTGCTAGATGTTATAATCCTGACAACAAAGATTATCCAAATTACGGCGGACGCGGCATCGAAGTGTGTAACAGATGGAACACATTTGAAAATTTCCTATCAGATATGGGAGAGAAGCCAGATCGACTGACGTTAGATAGAATCGACAATGATAAGGGATACGAGCCTAGCAATTGTAAATGGTCTACCAGACAGGAACAAGTACGTAACAGTTGTAATACACTAATAGATTTAGATATTGCAATTGAGATTGGTTTACTTAGACTACAAGGAGAATTACAGGAAACAATCGCAGACAAATTTGGTGTGAGTAAATCATGCGTAGCTGACATCTTTCATGGCCGTACTTGGAAGGAAGCTATGGGTATGGCTAGAGATATGTTCGACCATGTTGGCGAAGTTGCCGACAATTCAACAGGAGAAGTGTAATGGCAGCGAAGATTGATCTAGAAGCAGACAATGTATTTGTAAAGAATCTAACTTTAGAAGAAGCACGTACATTCGATGAAGCAGTAGTTGAAGAAATCGAAACTGTAGTTGATGAAGCACAAGGTCATGTATTTATGGGCAAAAGTGATACGGCCTTTGTCATTATTCAAATCACTAAGTAGGAGTGACTATGTTGTACGTAATAGATGACGAATCGAACGAAGATACTGAAAACGGCGTACTCCGTTGGCTCGTTACTAAGGATGAAGACGGTGAAGATTACGAACAAGAAGTTGCTCGCTTCACCAAGGAAGAAGATGCTGAGAAATTCGTAGCGATGATGACTGAGAAGTAAACATGGCCGAAGAAGTAGCAACAGAATACAAATCAAAGTATCCAGTAACAATAGGAAGCGCAATCAATCCACGTATGAGTATGCTTATTTGGGGACCGGCGGGTACGGGCAAGACCGTAATCGCTGCAACTGCTCCTAAGAAGCGACTCATTATTCAATTCGATAATGACGGTAGCTCATCACTTAAGACTAGCAGTGACAACATTGTAATGGACTTGAGCAAACAGCCACCGTCTATCGTAGAGGAAGCGAAACTCACAACGAACCCATTTGGCATCAATGATCTACTTACACAACATCCCGATATACAGACTGTCATCGTCGATAGCGTTACTGCCTTCGCTTCTCAAGCTGTCGCTTATAGTGCTGGTCACAAGTCTGCTCCGGGAGCAGTATTTGAAAACCCGTCGATGTCAGGATATGGATTCAGGAATAGATTCACACTTGGACTCGCTAAGAATATCCTCGCTGTCACAGGAAAACACAATCGACACTGCATTTTTATCGGACATGAAGATGTACCCAAGCTTGGGAAAGAGGGAGAAATTGTCAGTATTACTATTCTTCTCGGCGGTTCGCTATCAGAAGAAGTACCTCTCCAAATTAGTGAAGTCTGGAATCTGCGTGACACTGGAAAGAAACGATTCATTACCGTTAGGAGTATTGGTTATAGAAAACCAATGAAGTCTCGCATGTTCGACACTCGCAGCGCATACGAGTTTGAATCTAACTACGATACAGTTACAGAGAAAGGCATCACCATTACAGAATTGTACGAACGTTGGAAAGCAAACAACTTCGACAAGATTCCGTTACCGCCCGCGTAATGGATGCTCTAGGAAATAGCGGGCACTTGCAAGTAACTAAACACAACAGAGAGTATTGAAAATGGCTGAAGTTGAGAATGACGAAATCAATAGCGTTGTTGAATACCAGACTGACATTGCGGACGCTAAGGCTCCTTCCCCGTTGCCTGTGAAGAAGTATCACGCAAGCATCGTGGAAGCGAAGCCGATGGTTTCGCAGGCTAAGGGTACTAAGTATGCTGCCGTGACGTTCCTCGTTCCTGCCGAGCAGTATCCGCCCGACTATGTGGACGGTATGCCGGACGGTACGAAGATCATCTATCGCCGCGTCTCGCTTGAGGCGACTGCGATGGGTATGTTCGGCATGAAGCGGTTCTGTCAGGCTATCGGTGCACCGATGGGACGCCGCATTGACCTGAACGACTGGATCGGTCGTGAGGCGACTATCGAAATCGCGCACACCGTCTATGAAGGCCAGCCGCGCCACGAGATTAAGGCCGTCGAACCGGCATAAATCGTCACGGCAAAGCTTGACCTTGCGTACAGCGTAGCGTATATAAGGTGTGTCGGGTGGGGACGGGATCAGAACACCTCTCGCTCCTACCCGATGCACTCTACACTCAATCATCAATCTAAGTGAAGGAACACCACTATGTCTAAGGAACCCAGCAAGATCAAGCGTACCCGCTCTGCTAAGGCGAAGCGTCTGTATTTCATGTCTGAGACTCCCATCGTTGGCGAGCCGACGTTTGCTCGCAATGGCGATGACGCTATGGACGCCGTTGAGGCTGCTGCGAAGAACGGCGTTACGCTGCACTTCAAGCGCGTGCTTCTCCCGGCTCCGGCTGCTAAGAAGTCGGACGCTCCCGTTGCGTAAGTAACTAGTCTTGTAGATTCGATGCAGTGTTGTTGAGTTTCCCCCCAAGTTAGCGAGGCAACACTGCAAAGAAGGCGGGACTAGCGGGAGTTTTAACCTTTCGCTCGCTAGTCCCGTTTCTACATCTGCTTACGGGAGCTACACTAATGAACGATAAGAAGTTTGAACCACCACTCAGTATCACAATTCCAGTACCATTCGATGAACCTCGCAGACACGGTATTTATTCTTCCAAACATCCAGACTCTACAATCGCATACGCTAGACTAAATAAATTTGAATCAGAACTTATCAACCAAATCTGTCAAGACTTAAACCTCAAACTAGGGACGTTCATGAAATTCTGTGCGGTTAGAGTCGCACAAGAATTGGATCGACAGAAAAATGATTATCAGCAATCCAATAAACCTCGATGATGAAATGGTGCAGTGTACGGTAGAGTATGATAACGGTGACATCACCGTACATACTTTCTCTACTATAGACGACCTGCGCGCGTTCATCGCTGACAGTGTGAAGGGTACATATCGACATGACAACCGAATCGCAGCCGGTGGAAGTCACGGAATCTTCTCAGGTTACTACGCCAACGACGAGCGATATCGCGCTCGATACTGAACAAGAGCAGGCAGTAGTCCTATGCATGGACATGTCTAAGAGGATCGTTAGTGTTACTGGTCCCGCTGGTACTGGTAAGACTACGATCCTTAAGACTACGTACGCAAGATACATTGAAGCAGGCTACTCCGTAGCACTCGCAGCACTTGCAGGCAAAGCAGCAAAAAGAATTAACGAAGTCACTGGCTTCCCTGCAACCACTGTTCATCGCCTTCTAGAATTCTCTCATCCCGGCGATATTAATCCAGATACAGGCAAAACGTTCGGCGTAGCTGTGCCTCGTCGCAACATGAATAATCGCCTTGAACAAGACGTTATCTTTGTTGACGAATACACGATGGTTAATCACGACCTGCATCGTGACCTTCTCGACGCAATGAAGCCCGGCTCACTGTTGCGCTGCTTCGGTGATATTAATCAGCTTCCTCCAATTGAGGAGAATAAAGTTGTCGCACAACAGCCGTCTCCTTTCAAAGATATCCTTACCCGTTTCCCGTCAGTTATTCTTAAGAAACTTCATAGACAAGGTGAAGGTTCCGACATCGCAGTCAACGCCAGTCGTATCCTCTACGGCATGTGCCCCGTCCGAAAGCCCAACTTTGAATTGTGCATCACTAACGATCCAGTAAACAAGATCAAGGAACTGATCGTAGACAATCCGAATGTAGACTTTCAAAGCGTCAAGAATCAGATCATCACTCCGCAGAATAAGTCATGGATCGGTACAACTGCATTGAACGCAGGACTACAGCCCATGTTCCATGAGACAATGGCCGGCGCAATCTCCGTTCCGCGCCATAAGTACCGCAGTTTCAAGACTGGTAAATTCGTAGAGGAACCTCCGTTCTTTGCGAAGGAAAATGACAAAGTAATCTGGACTAAGAACGACTACAACTTGAACATCTACAATGGTGAAGCTGGAATCATCACTAAAATCAACGGTGATGGCAGCATGGAGATTGATTTTGGCGATCGCACAGAAGCAATCCCATGTGTTGTAGTGTATCACGAAAAGGGCGAGGAAAAGTGGTACGATCCTCGTAAAGTAATCTATCCTGCGTACGCAATTACGACTCACAAATCGCAGGGTAGTGAATACGAGCATGTAATTTACGTATTGAACAAGTCCGCATACATGATGCTCAATAGAGCCAACTTCTACACCGCAGTAACACGCGCTAGGAAGTACGTATGGCTAGTAACGGATGCACAGAGTATGCAGACCGCCGCTTCGACCACTAGAAGTCGAATCTAAAAGGGGAAATTTTTCAAATGGCACTGGACAGAGCGAAAAAACACGTCGTTTTTCTAAACGGGCCTCCCGGATGCGGGAAAGACCTAGTTGCATCACACTTAGTACAGTATCTAGCGTTTGAACGTATGAAATTCGCAGCAACCATCAAGAAGATGGCTGCTGCAATGCTAGACATCAGTGATGAAACGATTGAAAGACTCAAAGAGACGCAGCTTGAAATCTTGAGTAAGGAAACTAAGATCACGGACGGCGCATTCGGCACAGAAAGGTTTGAGTATGGCGAAAAAGACACACTTCGACGGCTACTTATTCGTATCAGTGAAGAATTCCTTAAACCAACCTACGGCAATACCATCTTTGGTAGGATTGCTGTCAAAAAACTGCTCCGATCCAGCTATCCGCTCATTGTCTTCACAGATTTAGGCTTTGTTGAAGAAGCGGATACTGTTATACGATCTATCGGAAGGGGAAACACGATTCTTATTCGATTGCACAGAGAAAGGTGTAATTTCAACAATGACAGCCGAGGATACCTCCCAGACATTGCTGGCGAAAACAGAGATATTGAAAATAACCGCCCAATCGCACATACAGCCGCACAAGTTGCAGTTGTTATACGCAATCACTTCAAACTGACACTGTTAAAGGAAATTGAGCTATGAGAAGCGACGTATTCGCAGACGTTAAAGAATTTCATGATTTCTTTGGACATACTATTAATAATAATCCTACATGGTTGTCCGTAGATCGTACTCGATTCCGTCTAGGACTTATTGATGAAGAAACTACAGAACTAAAAGATGCAATCTCTGCACACGATATGGTTGAGGTAGCAGATGCACTAGCTGATCTTATTTATGTAACTATTGGTACTGCTGTTGAAATGGGCATTCCGCTAGATCACGTATGGGATATGGTGCATAAAGCTAATATGCGTAAAGGTGTGCGCCTCAAGCACGATGCTAATTGTGATCTAGTACTGTCTAATCCAGCCAATCCGCAACGCTGTTCATGCGGCGCTGTTATATATACTACTACAGGTAAGATAGCGAAGCCTGAAGGTTGGAAAGCTCCTAACGATGAGATTCGATTCCTTCTAGCAAGGTAATAGACATGAACTACAACATGCAACAGGAAATCCAACGTCGCTGCGATACTATAGGACTAAAACTAGAGTGCCCCGGTAGCGGAAGTCCGACTGCACAATACATTATCATTGCGGAGGCTCCAGGTGAAACAGAAGTCGCAACTAAAATCCCGCTCATCGGGAATTCAGGACGCTATTTGTGGCAGGAGTTGGCACGAATTGGCATTACTCGTAATCAATGCTACGTTACAAACGTCGTCAAACGAAAGCTTGAATCCAACGCGCAAAGTAAGGAAGAGAAAATCAGTCAAGGTGAACTTGCTCATTGGGAGTCGATCCTTCGATACGAACTATCTAATCTCATCAATGGAAAGTACATGCTTCTACTCGGAGGCTTTGCTTGCAAGGCTGTGGCAGGCCATTCGGGAGTCGAAAAATGGCGTGGCAGTACGTTTGAGTATTCAAAACAGGCTGGTTTTGGTAGTGATGGTAGACTTCTTATCGCCTATAATCCTGCGTACATTCTTCGAGAGCCTAGCAAAGAGCTTGCATTCAAACATGACATTTCTAGGTTCAAGCGCATTGTTGACGGACGATATAAAGAGTACAAAATCACGCCGATCATTAATCCCACAAAGAAAGACGCACTCGATTACATCCGAAAGATACAATCAGATCATGAACCTATCTCCTTTGACATCGAAACCATAAATCAAGAAACAGCCTGCATCGGACTAACAAATGACAACCACACAGGCATGTGCATCGCATTCCGTAACGTTGAGACAAGCATCTACAGCGTACCAGAAGAGACTGAAATACGAATTGCTATCGCACGCTTGTTTGCTGATCCCAATGTCCGTCTTATCGGCCAGAACGGAAACTTCGATGCCTATTGGCTTTGGATTAAAGATCGACTTAAAGTTAAAAATATACACGCAGACACACTCTTGGCCCACCACACTCTATATCCAGCACTACCGCACTCTCTCGGATTTCTCACGACACAGTATACTGAACACCCTTACTATAAAGATGAAGTTGATACTTGGAGAACTGTGGGGGACATCAATAAATTTTGGGAGTACAACGTAAAGGACGTATGCATTACTCGTAAGTGCTACGAAAGTCTGCACAAAGAACTTGTCGCACAGAAGATGGACAAATTCTATTACGAACACGTAATGCGTCTACAGCCTATACTTGTAAGCATGACCGCTAACGGTATCCTCGTTGACGAATCACTACGAGCCAAGATTGCAGACGACTTGACTGTACAACTCGATGAAAAGACCAAGAAAATCCACGAACTGATCTACGTAGCTACAGGTGATCCTAACTATCCAATCACTGACAAGACTCTGAATTCACCAAAACAACTCAAGCAACTCTACTTCACTGACTTGAAACTCATTGGACGCGGGAAGAAGACTGATGAGAAAAACCGACACGCTATGCAGATGCACCCCTCTACTTCGGCTCCTGCGCGCGAAATGCTTAAAGGAATTGACGAGTATCGAAAAGAACACAAGTTCATTACCACATACGTCCGATCAAAGACAGACGAAGATGGAAGATGGCGTTGTGAATGGAAGCAATACGGCGTTCAATCGGCACCCGGTAGATTATCCTCTGCACAAACGCTAATGGAAACTGGCGGCAACTTGCAGAACATTCCTGCACGCGCAAAGGAAATGTTCATCGCTCCGCGTGGTTACGGCTTCGTGTACTTCGACCTCAAACAAGCGGAAGCAATGTATGTCGCGTATAAATGGCGTGTTAAAAGACTCATGGCGAATTTCGATAGAGCGATGGTGGATTCAACGTACGATATTCACCGCGCTAATGCTGTTGATATCTTCAAAGTTAAGTATGAAGAAGTGCCGATCTACGACTTTGAACCCGATACGTATAAGCCTACTCTACGTTATAAGTCCAAGCGGTGTGTTCACGGACTTAACTATCGCCTTCAACCAGATGGACTCGCACAGTCAGCACAAATTCCTTTGTTGGATGCGATGCGCGCCCACAGATTATACCATTCTGCTTTCCCCGAAGTTTCTGTTGCGTGGTCGGATTTGATTGATAGAGCTATCAAGAATAAGGAATTGTTCAATGCATATGGACGCCGTTGGATATTGTTGGAAAGAGTTGAGGGTAATGAGGATGCCCTTAAGTCGATCGTGGCATTCGATCCTCAATCCACAATCGGAGACAAGGTTTGCCGCACTATGTATCTATGCTATGAGGATGCAGAATGGCCGCGCGACGGGGACGGAAATCTGCTTGCAAGTCTCACGCTCAACATTCACGATGCGCTTGTGGCATTGGCTAAGATCGAAGACATGCGTAAAGTAATGCGTATCATGCTTAAGCACGCACAAGAGCCGATCATGGTACACGACAAAAAACTAATCATTCCAGCCGAGCCGGGTTTGAGCAAGCCTGATAAAACTGGAATCCATAGATGGTCAACGATTGAAAAGGTAAAACTATGACCGAAGAAATCAAAGAGCCGACTGCATTCTATCGTGAGACTGCCATCGCTCAATCGCTAGAAAAGAAACATGACTTCCCTGTAAAGGAAGTGTATGATGCAGTCTGCAAAGCAATGCTGCCGTACTTATTTGAACGTCAACTACAGCCACGCTCAATTGCAACTACAATGCTTATGGTAGTATTCGACACACTGACTACAGCGATGGCGTCTACTGATTATGAACACATGGAAAAAAAACACGGCGTTACGTACGAGTCAGACATGCAAGGATTCGTTGAAGCATTGATGTTAATGCTCAATGCAATGCCTGATGCTATGGGCGCCAACGCTCGCCTACTCATGGATAAGAAATCAATCTTCAATCTCAAGGAAACGCTCAACTCGTGAGCTACGATTTCATCGACAAAGACACATTCATAGGCAAGTACATTGAGTATATGAGTGGACAAGAAACCCCACTCGTATACGACTTCATGTGTGCTTGTTGGTGTCTGTCAATTGCAGTAGGGAGAGAATGTTATGTGGCGCGTCCGAAGGCTCCCGTTCGTCTTAATATGTACATTGTTCTCTCTAGTGATTCTGGAGTTACTCGCAAATCAACCAGTGTACGTGTCGCTACCAATCTTGTTCGTGATTTTTTGGCTGTTAGTGAGTCTAGACTTATACTTATCGAATCCAAAATAACAACAGGACAGTTGCAGTATGAACTATACAACGCAACTAAAGCACATGGCTACGCACACGTCGCAATATCTGCGTCAGAGTTGGCAGCAGTGCTGTCACGTAGCGGCGGTCTATCAGGACTGCCTGCCCTTCTTACTGATCTTTATGATTGCCCTGATACTAGAATTGGTGGCGGCACTGTAGCAATGGGTGGAGGTTACAATCTCAAAAATGTATACGCATCATTCATCGCAGGATCAACTCCATCCTGGCTTATGCGCGCCGTTACACCGGCGATCATCGAAGGGGGATTTACATCGCGTTGCTTCTTTATTGATGGCAGCGCACGAAAGAGAAGTATTGCATGGCCAGAAGAAGGAGACGACAGTGACAAGCGAACAGAACTTAGAGAAAAGCTACGATCCGTTGCCGGAAGAGCCAACGACATTGGAAGAATCGACCTTAGCAGCAGTGCTATTGAGAGTTTCAAGCAATGGTATAATGCTAGACCGCATCATGTCGATGCTTACAGAGCATCATTCGAGGCAAGAGAGGATGCGCATATTCTACGCTTCGCTGCTCTGTTTGCTGTCAATCGTGAACGTTTTCTTGTTGATGTACATGATATTAAACATGCGATAAACATCGTATCAAGGATCAAGCAAGATGGACAACGACTTTTTTCAGCAACAGTTGTTGACAGAAACGACATTAGACTTGTCGAAAAAGTGCGTGCTGAATTGTTGGCTGCAAGTACCGGGGGAATATCTCAGTCCGACATACTGCGAGCGATGCGACCGAAATATAAATCCGAACAAGTCCGTAGCGTTCTTACAGTTATGCACGAACTCGACTTAGTACAGAAATTCACTATCGAAGGTGAAGGCAGACCTAAGACAGTATGGAGAGCTACGATCTATCTAGGCAACGATGATTTGTACAAAGAATCAATTAATAAGCTAGGGATTGGTGGGTAGCAGCGACTTAAACTGCGTAATAGGCTCTTCCAATTTCAATCTACGCAAGTCAATATCCCTATTGAATTTCTTAGACATGTTCCACTTCCACTGTTCAACAGCAGACAACGCCTTCTCATTCACAGCGATAATCTCTTGAGAGATACCATTTACCATCTTCTGCTTGAGACGAGGATTGAGTTTCTCACTAGACAGTGCGGAATTTCTTTCCTCGTACAAGCTCTTAATCTTACCAGCGTACTGCACATTGTAACGATTCATAAAATACTGTGCATTCCAGGCAAGCTCACGCATTTCTTGATCTTTGAATGCGACCGGCCCCGGCCCTGTCAACGCATCAAAGCCACGTGACTTAGCACCAGTCAACGTTTCACCGTTGTTGAATGCACTACGCAATTTCTCAGACGCAGCTTCAAGCTTCTTCAAGCCTTCTTTCTGTTCTTGAAGTGAGCGTGACGTAGCTTCTTGAGACGGTGAAATTGTAGTGACATTTCCCCACAATCCAGACGCCATGCGAGTAGACTTATCTACGCGCATTCCGAATCGTTCAGACATATCAGATGCAATATCACCCTTAGACAAGCCCTGCTTTGCGCCGCCGAATGCACTAGTCAACGTCTCATTGATAGCACGCGCAACCTGTCCACCGATGCTGTTAAACACAGCTTCAAATTCAGCAGACACATTCATACCGAACCATTTATTATCAATCGTCTTAGACGTACTGTCCGTAGCGCCTGCTCCCTTAATAGGAGTGATCGAAGTTGGAGCGTCAATGTAGTTACGTCCAACTTGATCGAATCCAAGTGCAGCGTTAGCGACGTTCAACATACTCGGAAGTGGCGGCAACACTTGCCCAACAGCACTGCTCATTGCATTAGACATCGCACCGTCATAGTAGCGCGTCTTCATCGCATCCATGAACGATTCTTTCATACGTTCATTCTCTGGATTGAATAGCGTACCGTCTGCTAGACCAGTTTGAAATCCATACAGAATATCAGTCAACACTTTGAACGGACGCATAGGCTGATCGACCGGAATCTCAATTCCATTCTCAGGAGGCAATCCGGGAATACCTACGTAGTGTGAACCGCTCGCTTGATCCGGCGTACGAGTCATAAACTGATACTTAACGTACTCAGGTCCAAGCGACGCATTCCAATTAGTAATCAACATTGAAGGAATGCCGACAGTCGCAGTGACTGCCCAAGCAGTACCGATTGGATTCCTCTTAAACGATTCGGCAAGTGCAACAAGCGACTGAACAGCGACATTACCCCAAGGAGTAATAGTCGTCATGCCTACGCCAAACTTACCCATACCAGACGTAGCAAGTCCTGACTTAGTAGGATCACCCAATACGTTACGAGTGCGAGTAGTAAGATTGCCAGAAGGCATACGTCCCACATTCTGCTTGTAGAAAGCAGCCTGTGGAGCATTACCAATAGCTCCGAGAATATCGTGGACAAAGTTTCGCGTATTCTTCCAACCTTCGCTTGCAAATACTCCGGGAGAAAGCGCATTCTCCAATTCCTTCATAGTTGGCGCAGTACGTGTAACAGTAGGAGTAGCACCGCCATACAAGCCACGCTGCTCCATAGCGTGAATAGTAGATGCCTTGTAGAAATTGGACATGCTCTTAGCAAGCGTATCAAGTGTAGCGTTGCTAGATGCACCAGCCATCCACGATGACTTCATTGCGCTTTCAATAGCGCCAGCCGCATTCTTAGCTAGAATAGCCATTGAACTAGCAACCATCTGTGCGCCGACTTGAGCGATGAACGTAGGATCGCCACGGAATCCGATAGGCTTGCCAAGCGTAGACTTGGAAATGTCCTGAAACATCTTGTCGATCACGCCAGCGACCGTGCCAGCAGGACGATTAATCAGCACAGCGCCAGTACCGTACGCAGCACCAATAGGAGCGAATGCAGAGCCGACGAACGCCGTCAACGGACCAGTATTAAATGCTTCCGTAGCGCGAGCAGGCATTGCGAAGAACTTCATCGCACCTTCTGTCATGCGAATAGCAGCAGTGCCAGCGTTACCAGACAGCGCATGACGCACAAGTGGATCACGCAATTCAATTACATGCGGATTGCCTGCCTTATCACGCCAGATAGTCAACTTGTCTTTATTATGTTTGTTGATTTGATCCGGTCGAATGTCTGTACGACCGACCAACTCTTGCGCTCGCTTGTCTCCGCTCTTGGTGCGAGCAAGAACGTCTTCAACGAATGCAGTCTTCAACTTAGTGTTGGCAACACTACGCACAGTCTCTTCGATGAACGGAAACAACTCAGAAATCGGATCGCCGCGATGCAGTCGTCCGCCAGTAGACGACAACTCAAGCGGAGACATGTGCTTACCTTCCACACGCACTGGAAAGTAATTCGGATGAAAGCGAGCAAGGTCAACGAACTCTTTCTTGGTGATAGCCTTCTGCTCAAGCATGTATCGCAACGATTGACGAGTGACATCTTTGTACGAATTAATCAAACGTGCAATATCAGGATCAGCCATACCCTTGCGAATATCACCGCTCAAATCCTTGAATGTCTTAACGATACCATTCGCAGGATCAAACGTATTGAACGCATGTTGTCCTTCGATCTTAGCAATGTCAGCACTGTACGTTGCAGGATTTGGCCTAACAGCAGCCTTCTCCCGAACAAGCCAGCTTGAATATTCATTCACTGCAATTGGATCATCAACAGCGATCTTCTTGCCTGACAACGTAGGACGCTTGCCACTCTCAAGCCACGCAGTAACGCGATTGTCACGCTCTGCAAGCGCATTGGCAGTGTCGATGTATAGTTGTTTCTTCGCTGGATCACTACCAAGCGTAACTTTGAAATCTTCAACAGTCTCAACCAACGGACGCACAAACTTTACATTGGAGCCGCCAGCGAATACGCCTTCTGAATGCAATGTAGAGAAGTGAACATTAGAAGCAACAGCCTGTTGCTCAGACAGTCCACGAATCTTCTCTGGATTAGCACTCTCACGCTGCAACGGAATAGACGAGTCAGTAGTCTGCGCTCGGAACGTATCCCACACATTCAGATTCGTAGCATTAGGCTTAGAGACTGCATCCTTCGACGCAATGCTTCCAAATTCCTTACCGTTGATATACTCAAGCGCCTTATTGTGGATAGCGCCACGAATCTTGTACGCACCTGCACCTGCAAGCGTCAAGCCTGCAACCGCCAGTGCTGCATTCTGATACTCGCCAAAATCAAAGCCAGCCAATACAGGCTTAATAGGTTCCGCAGTGTCGAGCGCGAATTCAGACGCAGCACGAAAGCCGTCCATATCTTTCTTGGCGTCGAATCCCTTACCTACACCATCAACAGCAGCATCAACGCCAGTGCGAATCTGTTCATTCGCAGCTTCCGATGCTTGATCCATTTGTATCGCAAACGTGTCAGCACTCTGAAACACTTGCTGTTCATCTGGACGTAGACTATTCTCAATCAAGTCAGCGCCGCCTACCAATCCGCCACCGATCGCAGCATTAGCAGCTACGATAGCCTTAGGCGAAGAAGTCGGAACGAGTGGAGACAGAAAGGATGCAGCCTCAGACATCGCAGGAATAGCATCATCAACGTATTTGATGCCTGTCTTAATCTGTTGAACAGCCTCCATACCGCGTTTGATAGGACCGCCAGTAATGGGAATCATGTTCGTTAGAATAGACGCACCAGTACCGATCTTATCCGCAGTCGTAACGTTAGGATCATTAGACAGCAATCCTGGCTTCAATTCACGACCAGCAATGTCACTGCCGACTTCATGTGCGAATGCACTAACGTCTTTATCGAACATATCCGCAGCCTGATATCTCGGCAACTGTCCATCTTCCATTACGCCGCGCGCACCTGCGGCTACAGGACCAAGTATCGGCACCGCAGGAGGAATATACTTGATCGCTTCATTAGCTAGTTTATACAAACGTGCAGGAAGTGCTGGAATATCTACAATACCAGCAGCAACATGCCCGCCAACAGTACGAACACTGTCAAGCAAACCCATGTTGTTTGGATCAATCGTATACGCTTTATCAGCCATGTGATTATCTCTTGGCTACACCGTTCTTATCAAACTCTAGCGTAACGCCGGGCTTAGATGGACTCATCCACTTAGAGCCGCCGTCTTTAGTAGCAGTCCACTGTGCATCTTGTCCAAGAGTAGTAATCGCAGTCTTGACAACGCCTTGAGCGATAGCACTGCTCTTATCTTTTGGAGCAGCAGGCGTACTTCCCGGCTTAGTTGCAGGTTCCGAAGGACGCGCTTCTGCTGGCACTCCCGGCGTAGTGACGGTGCGTGTACCTTCACCATATGGGAACGTATCAACAGTCTTAGCTTTACCGTCACCACCGCCCTTTGGAGCGTTGTTGCTATTAATTTCAGACTGAATCTTATCACGCAACAATCCCGGCAACAAATTCTGTGCAGGATCACCGTAAATCAAATCGCTGCCAATAATCTTAGTAGGGTCTTCACCCTTAGCAATCAATTGACCACCAATCTCTAACGCTTTCTGTTTAGTCTTGCTATCCATTTCCATAGCGTCAAGCGTTGCAGCCATGCGATTGAATTTTTCCTGAGACTGCAAATAGCGATCCTGATTTCCAGCAGCTTCTTGTTTATGTGCGCTACCAAATGCATAAGAAATACCTCCCATAATTGGATCAAGATTACCTTTTGCATAAATCTGATCGAGCGCATCAGGCTCAAAAATCTTGTAAGACGGTGCAGAAGTGCGAGTTGATGCGGTCATTAGAATCCCTTTTGTGCAATCAAATCGTCAATAGAATCGTATTTATGATTCTTTGATCCTATATATGCTTTAACACTGTCCGTCAACGCGCCGAACGCACTACCCCACGGCATAGGTGTTTGCGGAGCGCCCATTTGCAACGCAGCAGACTGATTCATACCAGCAGCACCGCGACCGGAAGTGGCAGCACCAGTCGTCGCAGCACGATCAAGTGCAGCGTCAATAGGCGCACCAACCTGTGTCGGACTGAACGGCGCATCCGTAAGATTAGAACGAGTAGCCTGCATAGGAGTAAACTTATTCTGCATTCCAGTGTTCCAACCTTCCGTTGCAACACGATTCAATTCCGGTGCAGTTGCATCATTCTTAGCAAGTACAGTCCTCAAGTTGCGACCAGACTGCTCATTGATACCATCAATCGCACGCTCGCCTACGTTGTTACTACCACCGCTACGAATTATATTACGAGAAACGGCATCGACGAGGGAATCTCTATTCGACCCGACTTCAGTAGCTGCTGCAACAGCATTTCTACCTCTTGTTCCTTCGAGCGTAGGCGCACCAATCCTGTCGCGCATAAGACGTAAGACAGCATCGGCTTCGTTTCCTGCTTGTCCTCTTGATTCAAAATTATTCTGTTGTCCAAGCTCACGACGAGTACCACCTTTCACTTGTTGTTCGCGCTCATTAGCTTGCGACGCAGAGATAATACCCTTCGTCGCTTCTGTTGGAGCAGAAACCCAATCCTTACCGTTAAAGTATATGCGATTGCCAGCACTATCAGTACGTCCAGCTTCCGCCATACGCTGCTGTGCTTCGGCAATTTGTTTATTCAACAAGTAATTCTTCTGAGCAAACGCAAGTTGTTCTTGCTGCTGCTGATTCTGCTGATTAGCACTGAATAGTGAGCCACCGACACCGCCAACGCTACCAATGAGCGAGGCAAGTGCCATCATCGACATCGGTTCCATGTTTAGAATACTCCCGTCGAACCAAGACCGCGATCTTGTTGCGGATTCTTCTTAGGCAATGCACCGGGAACGTTCGCAGTGGTCAAATTCTGCGGTCCCTGAGCGCGACTGCCAGCAAGTAGGATATCATTTACATTGAACAGTGAAGTACCGCCAAGTGCGTTAGTCAAATCGCCCTTGAGATTCTTATTGTAACCTTCGACTGCGCTAGTCAATTCAGACTTGAACGGATCAATCGTAAAGTCAGGGCTTCCGAGCGAGTACGAATTAGCAGCCGTGCTGGCCTTATCACGAATTGCACTCAAACCTGAACGATTCTTGCCAAGCACACTAGAGCCGAGCGAATCAAGTGTAGAACGCGCACCACCTTCCTGCTCACCAAGCTTGGCAATCGCTGAATTGTATCCAGTATCGTTCAACTTTCCACGACCGCGAGCGAAGTCAAGCTGTTGCGTTGCGCTAGTCTTCTGTCCAGTAAGCAATTCATTAATGTACTGATCGTCCGCAGTATCAGGAATGTACGTGCGATCAAATCCGGTGGCGAATTCATTATTCACTACGCCAGTGTTGCGAATGCGGCGCTGATTCTCTTCCTGTGTCAACGCATTGTTGATAACGTCAGTAGTGAAGTACGATGCAGGATTAGGATCGCCAGTCGGAATGCGTGCCTTCTGATCCGTCAACGCACGATTGATGATACTCTCAAACGAGTTAACATCAAGACCGCGACCAGTGAGAATATCTCTACCAGTGCCTTGAGCAGCGGTGAATGCAGCATCACGATCCGTTGCAAACTTAGCATCAGCAGCAGCCTTTTCAGCAGCACGGCGCGCTTCATCTTCCGCTGCTTTCTGATACTGCAACTGCGCGATTGCGAGACTGTTATCTTGCTGGCCGCCACCAGACTGTCCACCGCCACCACCACTCATGCTACTCTCCGACCTTAAATCCGTGCATCGAACCGATGCGCTCAAAGCCTAGACGTTCAAAGAATTTAGCTGCGCTCTCGATACTGATACCGGACGATACGCCCATCTTAACCAACTTAGCGCCTTGTGCTACTGCCCACACCTTGTATTCTTCAATCACCTGCACAAGTTGTGGAAGACAGCGACCGCGATGTTCTTCTTCGACCATGATAGTAATGTCGTACGCTACTTTGTCATTGCTGAAAATTATAGGCTCACAAACACAAATCAGACCGCCAGCAATGACGTTATTCTCATCGACAATTACACGCAGAAACCAGCCATCATGCTTCATGATTGCGCCGTAGATATAATTAGCAGTCTTTTCTGCATCAAATGTCAAATGAGAATACGTAGGACTTTCCTTGAGTACACGCTCACTGATTTCAACGAGTCTAAAGACTTCTTTATCTACAGCATCACGAACTGAGTACATCTGAGTCCTTCAACGCAGCAAGAAATTTATAGTGAATGGCTGCAATCTCATCATCTTTATCCGTGCCGTTGATAATCTTACGAGCGCCGACAGGATCGTCTACAGTGTCGTTGAAATATTCATCCAACGCCTTGCATGTGAAATCACCAATTCCACTCTCAGCGTCGAGCATACCTTCAAACAGAATAAGAGTTGCAATATCCAATTCCATAGCCTTATCAGGATACTTGACTAAATCAATGCCAAGCAAACGGCCCATCGTCTTGTAATTCTGTTCCCAAGTAAGCTGCACAAATCCGCGACCGTAGTACGGATAGTAGCGAAGATTAATCTTGCGCCATTCCTCTGACAACCAGTACGCTTCACGCACAGGAAGCATCGTGTGATTCGTTTCCCACTTCGTAGTAGCAAGCATGTATGCAAGATAACGCAAGTCTTCCAACTCACGATCATCCCACTCATTGAGAATCGCCTCAATACCCTGCACCTGTCCTTGAGTTAGTGTACCCATGAACAAGTCAGGACGAATAGCGTCGAAGAATTTCTTACGATCAATCATTTCTTGCACTTAGCCTCAACCTTTTGATTGTTGACTACGATCTGCTCAAACAACGGACGATACAGAATGAAGTCTTCAATCATCTTATTCTCTTGTGGTTCCGTAATCACGATGTCTTTCATGTTAGTACACGTAAGATCACCTGTTGCGGAGCCGGCGCAACTCGTTAAGAAGCTGCTCATCAGTAGCAGAGCGGGCGCGACCTTCCAATGCATTGTTATCCTCGATTGCTTTAACAGTGTTATCGAGGGTGTTCTTAACAACCTCGTTCTTGTGATCGTCGTAACCTTTGTCGTAAATCCACCACACACAGCCAATCAATGCAGCAAGCAGTACACCACCAGCGATTAACTTTGCATAAAGTGTCATGATAATTTCTTCTCAATCTCTGCTACTAATTCATCAGCAGTACTTTTAAGCTTTTCAATCGCTTTTTCATGCTCACTCTCAGCCAATTGAGCAGTACGCTTAAACGCCTCAATAGGACTTTCTTTTCTGCGAAGAATGGGTGCAGCCAAAACAACTGCGTACCAGCTACTCATACTTGCCCCCACGAACGACTGCGATGATTGCATTTACTGCACTCGTCAATGTAGTGATCGCATTAGTGCCATTGACTTTTTCAGTTACAACTTTATCCAACATCTGCACAATAAAATCATGTGCGGCACGACGCTCGTTGCGTTCCTCACGCCAGACATAGAACTGAATGACCCAGCCTATTGCTGCACCAATACCAGCACTTTTCATTACAGCGTCGAGGAATTCTTTATCGAACATAGTTATTCCTCTATGAGAGGAGGTTCACTGCTAAGATTAACAATACAGGGCAGTCCCGGTGGATCAAGTGCAAGTGCTTGTGCAGGATTTACAAATCGAAGCGGAAGCGGACTAAATTCGATGGGCCACAAAGCAATAAGTTGTGGACGAGTTTGTCCGTTTATAGAGGCTGGCAAATCTAATAGATAACGACGACGCAACTTCATCGCAGTCTGCGATGCAGCATCATCATCCATCAATGCGCGTACAAATCCTCTATCATGATTTTCTAGCCACGCAGCACGTTCGGCGCGAAACAATAACAAAAAATCATCTTTTAGTCCCATAACTCATTTCCTTAGTTTGAAGAGCCCAATAGCAAACATTTTCCAGTAATATTGCCTGATGAGCTAGATATATTAACACCTGTAATGCGATCTGCCTCTGCTCTCGATCCAGAACCAACGATATTCACAAACAATGATCCAGCACTGTCCATGTAATGAGATTGATAAACAAATTTAGTGTAGGTAGCGCGTTGAATATTCATCGCTCGAATATGTGCGCCGAAACCGACCGACGCGCCATTGTCTATTGTATTACCATTATTAAGCAAAATTGATCCAGCACTACCACTTACAGTTGATCCATTAGTACCGTTGGACAAGTTGGCGTACATTTGGTATTCATAGTCGCCTACACCAACATCTAATACTCCGTCAGCGCCATAAGTCTGAATTTGTATATTTACTGCATCTGTAACAGGAATAAGCTCTAGCCACAATTCAATATGATTAATACCAGATGGAATACCTGTAAATGCTATGGATGATGCACCACTCGGATTAGCTTCTCCAAGCACTTTCCACGTTCCAGCATATGCAGGATTAGCAGATGCACCGCCCGTAAACAGTGCTTTGTATGCATCAGCACCAGCACCTAAACGCTCCCAAATAGCAGCGCCACGAATAAGCACATCGCCTTGCACAACACTTCCGATAGCGCCATCAATCAATCCAGACAGTGCAATGCGTGCATCGACACCACCAACACGTGACCAAATATCATAATTATTAGTAAGTGGAGTAATTGCGGCGCGTGCCGCAGCGGCATCAGCCCACAAAATAACAGCTAGACCAAATGCGGAGATTCCATTGCTTGCAATGCTTGTCAGATCAGCGTCAAGAGGTTGATAGCTGCCCGCAACTTGCGCCCCAATTGCTGTACGACCATCCGCTTGCGAGCCTGCCGTAAACATTGCAGTGCCTACACTGGTAGCGCCGAGCATCGTAAGCGTATCAGCAACAGTGCGAATGATGTATGCAGTACCCGCAGCATTTGTAGTTACAATATTATTCGCGTCAGGTCCGCCACTGGGTACTGGCAGCACTAATGATCCAGCCGTGCTAAGATCAACAAGTACCGACCATTTGCCTGCCGCCAAATCAGCGGCAAATGATGCGCCAGAAGTGTGCGTCTCAATAGCTACTGCATACTGCGATCCACTAACTACAAAATCATTGATCGCGTAATTAGTAAATGCAGTCCAAGCACCGCGAGCGCGAGCAGGCGACGAGAAAATCGTCCAATACGTAGCGTGTGCTGCACGTTCTTCTGCAAACGTAGTAGGAATAGATGCAGAAATGTGCGCTACTTGACACTGCCACACCGCACTAGTTGTCGGATCAACAATCGTATCACTTACAGCGTATACAGTCGAATTCTCCCACACACCTTGCAACGAACCGACAACAAAATACGCACCGATAATCGCATCAAGCAATTCCATGTTGCGATTCATGGCACTTGCCCAATTGCGGCGAGTCGGCTCAATAACAGCTAACTTCGCATTAGGAGTAATTGTATCAGCCACAGTGCGTACTCCAACTAATCAGTATTAAACGTCAATCTCAACGCCAACAACTTGGAAATTCATCGCAAGCAGTGCCGCAGTGACGACAGTATACTGAATAGTGTCACCAGCATTGAGATAATAAATTGGATCAGCAGGAGCGACAGTCAACGCATTCGCAAGACCCGATGGAGCAGCAGCATTACCTGCCGCATACGCCAAAAGACCGCCACCCTTAATTGTGTAATTATAATGTGCAGTAGTCATCACGGCATTACGTGCGACTTCCATGCCATTGACCAGAATAGCAACGACAGAATTCGTATCACCCTGAAAACGCGCCATGAGGCGAACTTTCGCCGCCTTGCTGGCAGGACAAGTGTATACAGTCGTAGTAGAAACAGTCGTTGCAGTCGCTTCACCAAGAACGCCAATACGGTCAGACATTTGAATTACTCCTAGATAGCGTCAAATTGAGCATCATCGAACGCCATCTTGCGTGCGGATGATGTAGCCAACTGCAATGCAGTGATTTCTTCTTTGATGATCTGAAAATTATTGCGAAACAAAGACTTGTCCGCCTTCACATCATCAGCAGGAACAGTTGCATCTACGTTGCTAGACATCTGAATTTCTCCTAATCGAACCGTCGATATACACTGGCGTAATGCCTACGATCTTAAGTGGTCGCATAGTTTCGCCTTCAAATCGCAGCTTGAATAGATTACATTTCGTAGGAAACAAAATGTTGCGACTGAATCCAGTATTGCGTCCACCACCGTAGATATCACCATACGGTTCTTCGCCATAACCACCGTAGTCAGAAGCAACCATTTCCATAGTCAATGCGGGCGTCAACACTTCTGCGTTGTCGAGCAAGTTGCGAATGAATCCCAAATCATCATCGAATAGTGTACCATCCGCAAACGTCTCACCTGCATCAGAACGATCAATATATTTGTTATCAATAAACATTTTAACGGTGAATGCGCTAGTACCCTGTGCATCAAGCAGTAAGTATCGGATAGTCTTCTGAATAGAACGCTTCTTCAAATCCGACCACGGCAATTCCCAAACAAACCTAATTGGAACGCCACTAGTATCGACATCGGATACAGGACTAAGACCTGTCCCATCCAGAAATACGGTGCCATCGCTCCAAGTCTCCTGATCGCCAATGAAGTCAGCGTAGAGAGGCAACTTCTTCTCATCACCTTTGACAAAGATAACGTTGTCATTGGCACGACCAAAGAACACAAGACCTTCACTACTACGTGACGACCAAGCCCAATTCCATTTGCTGAACGTATTCCACGCCTCAATACCGAGTTTGCTTATGTAGCGATATCCGAAGCCATGCGTTTCCGTCTGATTCTCACGCATCGCGTGCGGAATGAACAGCATATACATGGACGACAAACGATCATACTGCGAGAATACGCTGTTTAACAGTGTAGTGTTATTCAGACCAGACAACGCATCTTGAATCAATGGATCGACCAAACGTGATGGCCTATCAGGAGACAATTTAGAAGTGAACGTAGCAGGAGCGATAGAAGTCACTCCCACAATATCACATGCCAAAGTCATGTCGCCCAAGTCTTGAGCAGTACGGCTAGATACTGAACCGTAGCTGTTGAACGTACCGCCATTGTCACTAGTCGGAGCAAGAACAAGAGCATCGGACGGAGTAGTTATCTTATTAAACTGAACAGGAATGGTGCATTCTTGAAAGTGTACCAGCAACCAATCACGAAATGGCGACAATCCAACAATATCCGTAGGACCAGAAACTACACTAGTCTTAAGATCGAAGATCGCCGCATAAGTAGCACCTGAATCTCCAACGAATACACCAGACGTATCTTCATCTGATACATGTAATTCAGAGCCGATAGCAATGACTAGATGCTTTGCGAATTTGCAGACGATGCGGCCAATAGGCACATTCAGATTAGAACCAGTAGCCGGATCAGCAAGATAGTCTACAAGCAACGATTCATTAACAATCAAAGGCTTGTCGATACCATTATGAATAGTCAGCGAACCTGCAAACTCCTCAAACGCCACAAAGTCCGTAGGCCCCCAAGTCACCAAGCCCGGTCTAAGAGCAGCAGCAATAGTGGAGTCCCAAATTCTAGTAGCAGCGCCAGAGCCATCAATAGAAAATACTTGGCCGACCGAATTGACTGTAATATTCCTCGCAGCAAAGTATTTGCCATTGATTTGATATCCATCACTAATAGAAGTCAAATCACAATACTGCTTACAGCCTTGACGAACCATGATCGAGCCTTCAAGGCCACGATACATATTGTCGAGAACAACTGCATACTTAGACGAGAGATTCAATTCAGAATCAACAACATTCAGCCCGCCCTCAAACTTGCGAGCAGTGACCGAAGTCAACTTCTGTGTGCGTCTCGTCATCTTAAACATATTACGTATCCAACATGAACCACTGATCGAGTGGTCCGTTGAAAGGATTCAACGCATAAGGACCGACGTTTACATTGCTGCGAATGTCCTTAACGCGATCTTCCCACAGTCTTAGATACTTTTCAGCCTGTGCAGGATTCGTTGCATCATCTTCTGCATACATCCATGTGGCGATCCAGATGTGCAGCAAATCGTCAATTGGAATCACAGTGTCTGGATTAGAAAAATCAGCCTTAAGGTTAGCCTGTACGATGATTCGACCAGTCCACGTAAGCGGCTGGATTTTGAATATGTACTGCTTATTAGGGTCTTCAATGATATTCAGCGGACGGTAGCCAATTACAGACGACTGTTGCAACGGATTAATGATGCCAGAAATCTGTGGCAATTCACGCTGTACATTCTCAGACCAAATATGTTTAATCTGTTTGTAGTCAGTAAGTCCATCAGCAGCCGTAAACGCGACGGTGACTTTACCAGTCGAACCATCAAGCGTTCTTTCAAGGAATGCTGTCAATTCTGGCCACGCATACTTAGCAACAAGCATGTCGTGTGCGTTAGAAAGATAGTTGCCGATCTGATCGTCACTGTACGGAGACATGTTTGTCCCGTTAATTAGTGACATATTCAGTGCAACTTTAGGAATCGCCTCAGAAACTTTCATTTCAACTCCAAGCTAGGGTGTGTAGCAGTAAGAACACCAGACCTGCTACACACCCCGCTCTAGGAATTATATCTTAGCAGAAAAGTCGCAGCCTAGCCGCCAAAGTGTGCAACGCCGTGGAGATTGCCCCTGCTAATAGCAGCGTTCACCGTAATGGAGAACGTGTTAGTACCATCAGGGATAACCGTAACCGGCAGATACGTACCACGAGGATCGCCCGTAGTAGCAGTCTGCGGATCAGTGTAGATAGCGCCAACGAACGTACCAGCGTTCGCAGCAATAACGTCGTTCTTGATTTCCGAAATCATTGAAGACGACTGATACGGAAGTCCAAGCACGTTGTTGTAACCAATGCTAACGCTGACAGCATCAGCAGCAGCACCGAATACAACGCTCTCAATGTACGCGATAGCTTTCGTCATTAGAACAGGAGTGGTACCGTTAAGAGCACCAGTCCAGACCATCTTCTGTCCGAGATAGTCATAGCCAGTAACAGTAATGGTACGAGTAGACGCGCCATCACCAACGAACGTCAGGCCGCGACCCCAACGCGCAGTACCGACCGTAGCGCCATTCGGCATACCCGGCACGATACCGCTGTTAAGAATCGTACCAGCAGCAACCGTCAACGACAGTGCAACAGCAGTGGTAGAAAGCACTGCCGAAGCGAAGTAAGTCGTAGAAAGCGCAGGAACGGCTCCGAAATTAATTCGGTGAATGCCGGAGCCAGCATCACTAAGGTCCGCGACGTACTTTAGATTCGGTACGCGCAGATTAACTCGACGAGGATAGAAGTCAGGATACGCCATCTAATTAATCCTTCTCAAGAGTATCGACCATGCCGAAGTCGCCACCGCTCCTATTGCTATCAGCGACGATAGCAAGCACAGAGACAGGAACGCCAGCAGCATTAACTTCTTCACCCAAGTCAAGATCAACAAGCTTAGGCTGTTCAGTCAGCTTAAACTGCTTCAACTGTTCAGGCGAAGATAGACGGATAGAATGTCCACGCGGGAACGTGAACATGATGCCGCCAAACGACTTCACCTGCTCAAATTCAAGCGTATTAGGACCGGCCTTAATCTTACGACCGTTTTCATCGTGCGAGAACACAGTCTCACCCTTCTTATCCGTCTCCATAACGTAGTGACGCACAATCTTAACGTGCGTCTCTTCCGTTTCAAACGTCTTAGGAAGAGCCTTAGGCATGTGTGCAGCGACAATGCGTGCCATGTTTGCGTTCCTTAACCAGTGGTGCCGTTACGCAGGACGGCGTGCGTACGATACGCCTTCCATATGCAATACTGTCCCTGCCACAGAACGCGCGAGCCAGAACCGTCAATAGTCCACGGAGCAGCCAGCTTCTTAGTGACCATATTTACGCCCTTAAGAATGTGCAGGCGCACATACTTGTCATTAATGAAGTACGCACGATTAACTCCGCAGTCCTCATCGTAGAACATCGGAATCTTATTATGCGTAACGTTACCGAAGCCAAGGTCCATCATCGCATCGCCAGCCTTGCCGGTAATGGGAATGGTGAACTTGTCACGGACAGCGGCGCGATAGATACGCATGATATTACGGCCGCAGAGGATGAGAGAAGGCTTCTCACCGTTCAGCGTCAAGTCCATCAAGATATCATCGAACGCTTCTTCAATGTTAGTGGCGTCAATAGCGCCGCTAAATTGATACGCACCAGTACGCCACTGCGATTCAGTAGCACGCGAAATGCCGCCCATCGTTCCCGTAGTCGGATCATCAGGAATGAGTGCAGCAAGACCATTCGGATCAGTACCCGCGCCAGCACCATAGAGATACTGTGAGAACTTTTCCTTAATCGAAATCTCAAGAACATCAAGCTTGCCCTTAAGAATCTTAAAGATAACTCCCTCGCCCTGATTCTCGTCTTCTTCCTGCGAAGAGATAACAACAGAACCAGCAACACGCGACCAGCCGTAGCGGACGGTGTTGAACTCGTTAGTCTGAACGACTGGCAGCGGATCGAAGTACTGGAACGATGTAACGTTAGGATTACGTCCCGTCACCAGCGGATTGGTGATGTTAGCACCAGTCTCAGTTTCGATACGATCATTCGCCATAGCCCAAGCCATGAACGCATTGGATTTCATCGAAGCGATGATGAGCTTCTTGCGAGACTTATCAAGCATCGAATGAATTACGGTATCCAGTGTACCAGTTGCGTAGGTACTAAGCACTTTAATATACTCCTGTGTTATTCAACATTCATTCCGGCTTCACGCATGGCTTCCTTAACGATATCGCTAGAAGAAGACATGCCACCCATCACTCTAGGGGTGCGTTCAATGACTGAATCATTGTGGGGTCTGCCATTTAGTTCTGGCAGTGGTCGCCCGGTGTTAGCAGGTTGATCGTTGTTAGGAGTCTTACCTAGCTTTGCGTTAATCTGCGGTACTAGTGGCTTAGTCCAATCAAGTCCAAGTTTAGCTGCATGAGCATTGAGAATCCAATACGCTTTCTCAATGTCGATTTCGCCCGGTTTAGTGTTCATAATTCTAGCGATCGAGTCTGCATGAATCTCTGCATCCGGGAACGCTGATACGAATTCACTAACCGTACGATCTGCTTCTAGTGTTGCTTCCCTATCTTGTTCCTGCTGTTGTCTATCAGCAGTGATAAAGTTAAACGGTTCGAGTACAGTCTTAAGCTTGTTATCTAGTATCTGTTCAATAGCAGCAGCCGTTAAACCACCGCCACCGGACACGCCAAGGTCCGACACGTCCACGCCACTATTCTGCGCCTCCGAGATAAGAAAAGCAATCGCTTTCTTTGGGTCGGACTTGTACGCAGCCATGATACGTGCGCCAATGCTGTACTCATCTGGCGTCAACTTAAGATTAGCAGCGACTACGTTAGATTTCTCTGCCGCTTCGTACAGTCCTTTGTACTTTTCAGCTTCGCTAGTTGCGTTACCGATCAACGGCAACATACGCTCAAATGCCTTACGACCAGCACCAGCAGTCGCAATCACTTCACCTGTAGCCTTGATGATTACGTTGCCTTGCGCGTCGGACGCATACGCTTTCGGGTACGTTCGCGGTTGATAAGTACGTCCGCTGTCTTGGCGATCAGTGCGTTGCTCTTGTCTAGGAGCGACGTAACCTTCCTCTCCCGGCTTCTTAGGAGCGGCATTAGTTGTCTTGTCGTCGGCAACTTTTCCCGTCTTATCGGTCGGAGTGGTTTTAGCATCAGACTTGATTCCCGCAATTTCATCTAGCTTACGATCAAGGTCTGAACCTGATTCAATTCCTTGTCCGTTGTCTGTGCCAGTTTCAAGACCAGTACCATCGTCATTAACATTAAGAGTCTTGTCGTCAACAATATCTTCGGGGTCCATTGGTGTTCTCCAAAATTCCTGTTAATTACTGAACAGGTTGTGATTGTGCTTTGAGTGCTTTAGATACTTCAACGAAAGCTTGTTCTTGCGGTACTCCCTTCTTTACAGACGCTGCGATTGCCTGTTGTGCTGCTGGCGGTAATGCTTTGATTGCGGACTGTAGTTGTACTTCTTCCTTAGCGTTAGATGGCGGACGAGGTGCGGAGGGATCATCTTCCTGCGGCTGCTCACCTTCCGCACCTTCTGGCGGCGCAGCTTCTGATACAGGATCACCCGCAACAGGAGCTTGTGCTTGCTGCGGCATCATCTTAGCCTCGATAGATTGACGAATCATAGCCCAATCTTCGGCAGTGATTACGATGTCATCAAACGCCTGTTCCATAGCACGAAGCATGATGATCGTAACGTATGGAGAAGCACTTGCGTACTGTCCCATAATCTGGCCCATCTTAAGAGCTTGATCTTTCTTAGATGCGCTTGTAGCTTTCTGCGTACTTCCACCAAGTACAGTACATGCAAACTGTTGGCGAAGCTGCATTGCTTCCATCTGTTCCCATGCTTGTGCTTCATCGCCTAAGATGTACTGCACTTCTTCTTGCGTCATAAATTGAGAGCATAAGAACATGACATCATAGAATACATCACCGGAGAAGTCTTCGATTGCGTCGATCTTTTCGTCAATGCGCTGATTTTGAATAGAGTTATACGTACCGATTGCATCATTCGTAGTGTTAGTCTTAAACTGTGCGCCACGAAGAATGTCATTCGATGAAGAGATACGATCAACGACAGCGTAAATCGTAGACTTGTCGAACAACTCTTTATACTGCAAATTCGGCAGCGGAGGCGCCATAATCAAGTCAGTAATCTTCATTCCTTCTGGAATGTTCTTACCAACTCCAAAGCCCATTTGATCGCCACCCTTCATGTACGCATCGAATGCATCCTTGTCGATGTATCGAGAGTCATAAAGAGTCTTGTTCAGAATTTGCGTACGCATACGATTCAACTCTGAATTGATATCGTTCAATTCATCCTGTTGATCGAGGTAGAAGGAGACTTCACCTTTCGTACGATTACGATTAGGATCAGTATGATATTGCAAACGACGCAGCGGAAAGAAATTCGGCAACTGGTACGGATCGTCGTAAACCCAAATCGGCCACTCCCAACGCTCATCAGCAATCATAAGGAAGCGACGCTTTACCTTATCAAAGCAATACCACACCTTAGTCATGCGCGCCTTTTGATAGGCAGCGTCATCTGAATAGCCAGCATCCTTAAATGACTCAGACTCCTTCATCAATTTGAAGCTAGTCATTTCATCTTGCGGATCGCCAGTCGCATCACCGGGATTAATGACGTACGACTCTTTATATACGGAGTTGTACTGTCCTGATTCCTTGTCTTTTTTCGCATACTTCGCAAGCAAGTAGCGAGTAGGCAACATAACTTCGACCATCATCCAATTCGCGTCCGAGAAATCATCTTCACACGAAGTCGGATCGACAAGTACCTTATCTCCGTTAAAAGTCTTTACAAACGGACCAGCAGGATTGAGAATATCAACCGTCTCTTCCAGAGCCTGCAACTTTCCTTCAATTTCCTCAATTTCTTTCTGAGTCTTAGCTTTCTCAAGTGCTTCGCCAAGAGTCGCGAGTTCTTGTCTTGCGCTATCAGCGGAATCATCCTTCTTAACATAGCCAGACATAATCCAAGCTTCGTTAGTAATCTCACAACGAACAATGGACTTACGCAGCTTAGGCTTGAAATTAAATCCCGGAGCATATTTCATCGCAGCAAGGCGATTGATAAGATGCTCACGAATTGTCGCTGCCGGCTCATACTGCTTTAGGAACGCAGTTACTTCTGCCTGTGGATTCTTAGCAAGAATGGCAGGAACCATTGCATTGACGTTGGAATAAACGATATTTTCAGTAGAGGAATAGCGTCTATTAATGTTGCGTGCGTATCGACTATTGCCCTTAGTTTCACCACCATTGTCTTGCCTGTGCGTATCCTGCCCAAGAGAATAGTAAGACTCAGCTTCTTTCCACGCCTTAGCGATATTCTGAATCGCTTGCTTACCCATATCGCGGCGAGACTTCCATAGACCGGCTTCGCTCTTGGATACCGGAATGCGCGACTCCGGCATCATGCGATAAATAGGGCCAGCTTTCTTAGCCATCTGTACTGATTCAGTAGGCAAGCCAGCAGCTTCTGAAACAATCGCATCAAGATTCGCATTCGTCGGATCGTCGGCCATCTTATTCTTCCTAATTCAAATGTCGTGGGAGTACACGTTGCGTATTCTGATCTGGCATTTCATTCCAGTTATGCGTAATGCGCCTGTCGATCTGCTTGATTACTCTCTTATGCGGCTTACCGATCTGTGGCCTGCGAGAGAACATATACTTCAACGCATCCATAGAATGATCGTTAGTATCCCTGGGCTTATCAACATTATCGCCAGCAAGATTACGATTCCAATAATAGTCACCGATTTCATTGTCGATGAATTCCAACTCACTAGAAAAGAATAGATGCGGTGCGCCGAATTCTTCCCTTACTGGATTGTAGTGCATCTTCATTACAGACAGATGCGATGAAATCTTGGCGATGCCTGATTCAATGTTATTGTTACCACGCTGCATGATAATGCCTTCTTCCTGATACAACTCTGCAACAGTCGGACCAACAATGTCTTTACCTGTCGTAGTCTTGCGGAAGATAGCAGGATCAGCGTAGATAGGATCAGAAGGGATGATGTTCCACTTCTTGCGAATCTCTTTGATCTTGTCTACGAATACGTCAATCTTAGGAGCAGGTTCGTAATATCCATCAATCACATACGTATTACTGTAACGATCAACAATCGCGAGCAAATAACACGCAGGCACAACAATGCCGTGGTCATATGCTTCTAGTACAGCGAATTCGCCAGACTCAATTACAGCTTCAACGTAGTGATTTAGTTCCTTCGCATTAAGTCTGTTTACAGTCGTATCATATTCAGGATATACGAGTCCTTCATACGCTCCCCACTTACCTTCAAGGAAGCGTGACGCCATAGTACCCTTATATGCAGATTCAAGTAGTCTGATATAAGACTCGCCCGTGTTATGTTTATTTGAATAAGTCGTAGCTTCAAACAAATCCACAAGAGGTTTCTTAAGATCCTTCGCGTAGATGAGCTTAGAAGTAACGATTCCAGTTTTCTGGAAGATATGTAGTGGGTTAACAAGTTCACGGAACACCCAATTACGTGTAGGATTGCAAGTGAGCATCAACCATTGCGGACCAAACGCAGGCATTGTCGGATCATCACCGACGTATTTTGTACTGCCGCGTAATCGACCCATAAGATCGAGCAAATCTTTATGCGTAAATGCAGGATCATCAATCTGATCGACCGCTGCGTAATCATAAGTAGCAGAAAGAAGATTTGATGCATTCTCTCCGCGTCCCTTACCTTCCTGTCTAACATGTCGGAAGTGTATGGATGATCCATTCTTGAGAATAACATCATTGTGCTTCTCTGTTGGATATTTAGCGATCCAGTCTTTAGGACACCACTTAAAGAATTCAGGCTTGACTGTATCTTCCAACTTAGGCTTAGTAGAACGAGCAAACACGCCACGCGATCCGGGATACTTAATCGCAAGATCAAGTATCTTCATGCAGATGGTTCCGGTTTTGCCGTTACCGAAACCACCGCCCATCACTTGAATTTGATTGCGTGAATTAAGAAAATGCGCCTGAGCACTATCCTTAATTAGTTTGAATTCGGCCATGCGTTAACGAGTGACTTTCCAAGCTGTGCCGTTGCTGATGACTTTACACTTGTAAGTGCCACCACCAACAGCAGTAAGTCCAGCGGCTACATCGCCACCAGCAGTCGAATTGCTAATCCATTCAATGCGTCCTTGCGACATCGCAGCAGGAGGAAGCGTTGCGAACGTGTAGACAGTCTTAGTGAATAGTCCAGTGTTAACCATCGGATCAGCAGACATTGTACTACCCCAACTTTACTTCAATTTGAGTTTTCTTCGTATCGTTATCATCGACCATAATGATTTTCAGTGCGGTCATGCCCTTAGATTCTTGACTCTTATCTACGCCACTAATCCGTAGCACATCCCTAGAAGCGGCAAGAGCAAGATCGCCAGAAGGAGCGTTGACCAAAGTGACCATTTTGTTTGCGGCATTTGCTGCATGTTTAGAGAGTATATGTCGTGCAGTCCGCATTTCATCATCGAAGACTCGTTCATCGAACATGCCTTCGATTTGTTTGTAAAGGTCTGATTCTTTAAGCTTCGTGATGTTATCTTCTGTAGTAGATAACGCTGTCGCAATGTCTGCATCACTAAGTCCGATTGATGTGTATGTTAAAACACACGCAATGCCGTTCATATTTGCAGGAACATCAGGCAAGTCACCAAGATTACGCTTCATCTTAGTGACAAGCGCAACCGCACCTGCTGCATTCTCTACTTCTACTACAGCATTTACAGCCGGATCGAGCTTTCTACTTCCGTCTGCTTTAATAACAGTACCGTCTGGAAGTATCAACTCATCCGACTGTGGAGGAAGTATAGTATCAGGCATTGAGTGTTACCTTAGACCACGATACTTCTTGGCAGCTTCCATAAGCATTTCAGTGCCAGTTTTCTTAGGAGCTTTCTTCTTTTTAAGGTCTTCTGTGTCTAGTGCAGCATTATCTGCATCAACCTCTGCCTTAAGACGTGCAACTTCTTCTGGCGTCTGAGCCATTCCCTTAGTTTTCTTAAGTCCCTTATCAGGAATCTCAGGAGCGCCAGAAGACGTCTTGGGACCAGATTCATCCGTAAGTTGTGCAGTCGGAGCAGGAAGACGTTTCTGATTAGGATTAGCGCCTTCAATCAATGCAGGTGCAGCAGGTCCGGTAATCTGTGGAGGATTGTTAATCGGAATGCCGCCACGCACCATAGCAGCACCGCCAGCAGTCAATCCAAGCGCGGCAAGTAACCAATTAAGACCGCTGCTATCATCACCACCTAACGGACGATTAGCAGCTTCTTTATTAGCAGTCTCATTCTGATAACCGCGAGTAGTGCTGCCGTCCAATAGATTGGGATCGCCGCCATTAACATTAGTGGGCGGATTACTATAACCGGGACGGCGTGTAGTACCGACACCGCCACTCTGCTGCAACGGTGCGCCAGCCGCTTCATTGTGTGCAACAGGACGCGCTTGCACTGGCGCAGCAGCCTCAACACGGCGACCGGGACGCGCACCGTTCTGTGCAGTGCCGTCACTCATACTGTCAGGATTAATGGCAGGCTGTTGCGATGGAGTAGAAGTAGCATTCATTACCTTATCTAGCATAAGGTCCATACCGAGACCTTCTTCACCAGCACCACCTTGCAATCCCATTGAACGTCCAAGCAATTCCGTACCGCGCGAACCGCCGCCACTCTGTTCGATTACACGCTGCATATTCTCCGGCGTAGGAGGCGCACCATGATTCTTAAGTATCTGTAGAATTGTTGCTTGATCCATGGTGCATCTCCTACCTTATACTAGCTACCAGCCAGCCTTACCGCCGCCACCGTTGCCACTAGCATCAGCGACAAGAATAAGAGACGAAGGACCGGGCTGCATTTCACCATTAACCATATCAGCAAGATACGTAGCGTCAGCAGCCGTAGTAGCACGATTGATAACCGTAACAGTCTCAATCGGAACATTACCACCCATATCACCAACGCCAGTAACAGCAGGAATAGCACTAGACGGACCAACAGGCGGCTGAACACGCGCATACGTAGCAAGTGCAGTGTCGCCAACTGCACCAGTAATCAACGTATACATCAATTCCTTAATCTCACGCATCTGTTGCTTAGCAAACAACTGAGCAACCTGCCACTCCAACTTAGAACGCCATCCCTGCGCGCTACGTGACAGCGGTGCATACGGATTCAAATCACCAGTACGTTCCCAAAAGCCAGAATAACCAGTAACAACGGGTACTGAAACAGACATTTGAATCTCCTTAGTTACACAACATTAAAGCGTGGCATTTTAAGAGGCATGAGAGTCAGAAAACGGTACATGTATTAAAAGCGTATTTGCATTGCAGTGTCAAACACAGCCGCTCTTTCTTTCTTACCCCCGCCCCCTTTTCTGTGTGTTGAATATCACGGAATGGCATATGCCGTCAAGAGTACAAAGGCGGAATCGCTGAAATAAAGTGTGTCTGACCTACAGTGCTATTCGATGCCGCAATGCTGCTATATATAAGGTGTGCAGTCAACGTCTAAAAGCGTGTCAGACTTTCGACCATGTGTGTATGTGTGTATGTGTGTATGTGTCATATTCTATTATAACACATCTTAGATATAAAGTCATACCAATACACATTCGGGCGCCGCTCTAGGACCGTCGCCCGTGTCGCTGTTGCAAACTTCCTCTGTGCATTGTTCTTTTGTAGTGTATTAGTGTTAGATATCTTAGATAAGTAACTTAGTACAAGAGTTCAAATTCGTTACGAATCGCGCATTGGATTGACATTGCGCGTGCTCTCATACGCACCAACAAGCCCCACGTTTTGACTTGGCGGGGGATAGTAGGG